TTCATCTGCTTTGTCCCCACTGGCAAGGTGGCACCGGGCACGATCAACCTTGCCTCGATCATTAACCACCTCACCACGCGCACGGCGAAGGACGGCAGACCGTTCGCCACTGGCAATGAGTACCTCGTCGACATCGAGTGCGGCGTTGAGTCCGTTGAAGGCGTCGGCGACGTTCAAGTTAGCAACTACAGAATTTGGAAGTGATATGGAACTAGATCAAGTACAGGAAGAACCCAGCACGCAACGCGTGGCCGTTGGCTGGGACGAGGAAGGTGAACCGACGGACGGCTTCATCATCGTAGGCAAAGATTCGGACGAGTATCAGAAGACGATTGCTGGGCAGCGGCAGAAAGCCATCCGTCGCCAGGCCGTTAAGCGTACTCGCTTCGACTTGAAGACGGAAGAAGGTGCCGAGCAGCTCGACGCCACACTGCGGCAGAACGAGTTCGAGGTCGCCGCGGCGGTCGTTGTCGGGTGGTTCGGTTTCACTGTGAAAGGTGAGCCGGCAAAGTTCGTCAAGGAACGTGTCGTGCAGATCCTCGCTGTGAAGCCAAGTTGGAAGGATCGCATCCTCGCCGCCTTGGAGGATGATGCTGCTTTTTTGAAGAGCTCGGAGACGACGTCTGTGCCTACGTCCAAGCCGGCGCTCGTGGTGGCAAAAGAGGCAAAGACGGCGTAACGCTGTTAGAGACGCTTGAAGTTGTTGAAAGGATGACGGGTGCTACTCCTGACGAACTCATCGAACTTCGCAGCCATGTGCTGCCTCCTGGGACTGATTATCTTTGGGAGTGGTTTATTCGTCTTAGCAGCACGCGTCCGCCAGGCTTTGGACTGTCCGCTATCTCAGAGGCAGAGCTACAAGCCTTCTTTAACAATCGAAAGATTACTCCAACACCGTGGGAGTTTGAACTACTCGTCCGCATGGACAAGACATTGCGCGATGCGTCCAGCGATGATAAGAGGCCGGAACCGGAGCCCGACATCGTCGAGGAATAGCTCGTGGACATAACTACACTCGGCATTGGTATCGACTCACGTGAAGTTCACGAGGGAAAGCGAGCGCTCGACGATTTTTCGGATGCTGCTAAGAAGGCGGAAGGCTCCGCGGCCGGTGTTGGCGATGGTGCGAAGAAGGGCGCAGGCGGCGTTAAGGACTTAGGCGATGAGATGACGAAGAGCATGACGAAAGGCTTGCTCGCTGCGGATACCATTAAGAAAGGCGTTGAAGATGTTATCAAGACGGTTAAAGAGCTATATGCGCTGATGACCGAGGTCGGGGATTATCAAGACCTGGCCGACATGACAGGTGCGTCCGCGGTGAATATCGCGAAGATGCAAACAGCGGCGGACGTAGCCGGCGTGTCCATGAATGGTCTTGCTGGCTACATGAACCAGATGACCCGCGTGCTGTCGTCGACAGACGAAGAGAGCGACAAGGCTGCGAAGGCATTGCAGCGCATCGGTCTGAACTACAAAGATTTTTTGAACATGGACCCGGCAGACCGTATGTCTGCATTGGGCCAGGCGATGGCGAATTACGGTGACAGTGCAGCGAAGACTGAAGTGCTGCAAGCTCTGTTCGGACGCGGCGCGAAGGATGTCGCGAAGTTGTTGCACGAGCTCGGCGATGAAACGGACTACACCACGAATCTCACTAGGGAGATGATTAAGCAGCAAGACGCAGCGAATGACTCGAGTGCGAAGATGCTTTCGCAGACGAGACAGTACATTCAATTCATGATCTCTGGTGCGTCGCCTGCGATGAATGCATTTAAGACGGCGCTGATGGGCACGATAGCAGAGATGATGGGGATGAGTAAGGTCAGCGGCGAGCTTGCATCCAATCAAGGCATCAAAGATTTTGCTATTGGTGCCGCGAAGTTTCTTGCGTTGTTCGTTGACGTTGTTCAAGCTGCTGTCACGTTGCTCGAAGTATTTGTCTACTCGCTCCAGGCTGTAGATAAAGCGCTGGGTGCTTTTCAAAAGGGCGGCGGCGGTATGGATGCCGCTAAGAAAGCATTTGAAGAAAGCGGCGAGAAGATCAAGAAGGCGTGGAACCGCGACTTGTTTTCAACCACTCTGGACAAGGCGCTAGAAAAACAACTAGAGGCTGAAATCCGTATGATGGCCGAAGCTGGTGAAGAACAGCAAAAGGTCGGCCAAGGCGTCACTGCTGCGCAACAGCGCGAGCTCGATAAGCAAAAGAAGGCAGCCGAGAAGGCGGCGAAGGACGCACTCAAAACTGCTAAGTGGCTTGCTGATGAAAAAGCCAAGATCGACATGGAGGAGTTCGATAATGAGCGCAAGCGTGATATGCAGGAGTTCGAGGACAAATACAAACGCGACGTCGCGTTCCTGAGAAAGAGTGAGCAAGAGCAGGAGAAAATGGATTCAAAGAATCTTGAGAACGACGCGAAGGAAGTTGCCAAGATTCACGAGAAGGCACAAGCGCTTGAAGAAGAGGTTGCCAATCATGGCAAGCTGAAGTCTGAGATTGCAGAGACAGCGATTGTGCGATTGGAAGAAGAACGCATTGCCAATGAAGGCAATGAAGCAAGGCTGATTCAAATCGACAAAGAGATCTTTGCGATGAAGCGTCTGCGCGACGCCATGAAGGGCAAAGAAATTCAGGATGCGTCAACGAAGGCCGCTAAGAAGGCACAGGAAGAGTTCGAGAAGGCCTGGGAGCAGGTTGGACAATCGCTCGCCGACCAACTGATGAAGGGTTCGTTGAAAGCAGCGGACCTGATGAAGAACCTATTCAAGACATTGATCCTTCGCCCGGCGATCATGGGCGCAATGAGCGGTGTTGGCTCGAGCTTCATGGGCGGTGCGGTCGGTGGCGCTACAGGCGGCGCTGCTGGTGGCGGCGGTGGCGGCGGCATCATGGGCACGGCGGGCTCAATGGTCGGGTCATACGCCGGGTCGGCTTTGTTTGGTGGCGTAGGTACCGCGGCAGCATCAACCTACACTGGCGCAATGGCGGCGGGTCTGCCAGTGGCTAATGCTGTGGGCATGGGTGCTGGTGCTGGCCTTGCGGCGGTCCCTGTGGCGGGTTGGATTGCTCTAGCGGTGCTTGCTGCTTACTACATCTACAAGAAGGGCGGCGGACCAAAGGTTGAAGGCTCTGCAGGCTATCAAGCCGGTGATCTGATCGGTAGGTCCGGCAGCGAGATGGACCCGCAGACCATGAGTGCCGTCAAGGACTTGAGCGCGCAGTATCGGCGTATGACGACGATGCTTGGCTCGACGAATGCGACTGCAGAATTCGGAGTTGGCTACTCGATGGACCCGCGCGGCGATGCGCCGTCGATGGTTCATATCCGCACGCAGTTCAGTGAGTACGTGAACACCGAAGCTGGGCGCACTGCGGAAGAACTGGCGAAGGCATTGGCCGAAGGTTCTGCGAAGGTGATGGTCGAGGCGCTGCGCAATTCCGGTATGGAACCGCAGATGCTGGAATACTTCGACAAGATCACTGCTGGCATGACAGATGATGCAAAGCTCGCAGCATTCGAGCAAGTGGCCGCGGTCGGACAGTTCTGGCATCAATTGCAATCTTCGCTAGGCGGTACGCTAAAGCAATTCACGAATATATCGCTTGCGGCTGCTGTGAGTGTCGCAGAGCTCTCTGGTGGCATCCAGGCTCTATCGGCTAATGTGTCGACCTATGCAGAACATTTCTTGAAGCCAGCAGAGCAAGAATCGTTGAAGTATCAACAGATTGCCGCAACACTCAACGAGGCTGGCTCTGGGTGGGTAGGATGGAGCGAAGCGCTGCTGCGCAATTACGATAAGGACTTCTTCCGCAAAGTGGTTGAAGGTCTGAACCTCGAGAATGAGGGCGACAGGATGCGTTATGCATCGTTGATGAAAGTTGCTGGTGCGTTTGCCGAACTCAAAGAGGCGGCAGCAGGCGCAGCTACTGCAGTGGAGACACTTGCTGAGAAGCAGGCAAAGGCGCTGGAGAAATACAACGATGCGTTGGATGTTTTGAGCGATGCCTATGATCGGCAGAAGGATGTATTGATCGGGACACGTGATGCAATGCATGACGCGACTCGGTCGTTCCTGGAATTTAATGATTCGTTGAAAGTCGACGAATCATTGAGCACACTCGATCCTGCCTCGAGGATGTGGGAGCTTCAAAATCAGTATGGCGCGGCGCGCAATAAAGCGGAGGCTGGTAACTATCAAGCTGAAGACGTTGCGCGCATGCAAGAGACAGCGCGTGCCTTGCTGCAAGGTGGCAGGGAATACTACGGCTCGGGCGAAGGCTACACCGAGTTGTTTAACCAGATCACGAAGGAAATGGAAGGCGCAGCATATCAGACAAAGATGCGGGAGAACTATGCAGAGGCGTCGTTGAAGAACCTCGAGTTGTCGGTCGGTTATCTCGTGAACATCGACAACCATCTCATTGATGTTTACACAGCGTTGACGCAGTTCTTGTCCGCGCGCAATGACCTATACATGCTTGGCTATCCGCACGCTGAAGGTCTGTCCCGTGTTCCGTTCAACAACTATCCTGCACTGCTTCACCAGGACGAAATGGTCTTGCCTCAAAACGAATCCGCCTTCATTCGCGGGCTGCCGGACTTCTCAGGGGAGTTGCGGGCACTTCGTCAAGAAGTTAGCGCTCTACGTAGAGAGAACCGACAGGACGCCGGCAATACAATAGGGGCCACGTTTACGGCGGCGCAGCAATCGGCTCAAGTGCAAAGCGAGGCGACCATTCGGGCCGCTCGTCAGCGTAACTATCAATCTCGTTCACGGCCTGTACTGGCCTAAAGGAGTTCACTCAAATGCCTACAGCAAACAAGTACAACGATTACGTCATCCAAAAGAACA